CGCGATGTAACTTCTGAGAAAACCTCAGAGAAATCATTCTCTAAAACTCTATCAGAAAATTTAAAACCTTCTGAACAGAATTTTAGACAACAAGAAAAGCAAATTAAGGTAAACAAACCGCAACGTGCTTCAACTCTTGTTGAATTTCAGCCATCAAGGAGAGCAGCTATAAAGAAGGATCCAAATTGTCCTAAAGGGATAACTGCTGTTAGATGGAATCAAATCAAAAACGAAAACGATCAAACTAAGAAAGATAAAATGATACAACAAGAATATCTTAGGATATTTAAAATTGAATTTTTTGTCCTTCAAAGACGTTGGTTAGTAGTTTTTCCAAAAAAGAGAAATCCATATTTAGTTAGTTATAAACTTGTATGGGAAACTCTTGCAAAGAACAAAATTGATGTTCTTTGGTCCGCAATTACAAAGTGGAAAAGTAGTGCTCAAGAATTTCAGTTAACTAAAACGACTATGACTGAGCAACAAAAGGATTGGTATAAAAACCAGAAAGATTAAAAATATTTTAATTTTTAAAAAGAAAATTCAAAATCAAAATGGAAGCAAACCCGATCCCAATAACTTTTCAACGAACCTTTGCGTACGCACACTCTATAAGTAAATTTATAGGAATCACACCAGAGAAACTAATAATTATACAAGTTATTTTAACGAGTATAATTGGCTTGACTCTATCGTGTCTTAAACTTCAAGAACCATTCTATACAAGTTTAAGTTTAACATTTTATATGAGCCTTTTTAGTTTAACATTCAATACTTTAAAGAATTCAGTGCTTAGCTGGATGACAGCTCTAGTGAAACAGATATCGCAGATAGCTGTGGACGGAGCCAAAGACGTCAAAGCACAAATAATAGATTTAGGGGCTGATGGTGTTGGTCTCAACATTAAAACTGTTGTTAAAAATTTTTCTAATCATAAAGCAGGCGTGGGATTATGTCTTAAAGATATAATTTCTGCAGAAAAACCTATGCAAATAGCCTCAGAAATTGGAAAAATTGGATCCCTTCTAGGGATCGAAACTACTTTAGCAGATCAATTAGTAGTAGGAGCTGCAGGTTTATTGAGAAATGAGCCTGTAGATCCGCCAAGAGATCTTATAAACCTACATGGTTTAGAAGAAGCAGTCCCAGCAGCGGGAATGTTACTCACGTTAATGGGTAAAGAAGTTGCTGATATTGATGTTAGTCATTTTGTTGCACAAAATGCAAATAACGTTAAAAACGTTAAGATTTTGGTGGACAACTTACAAAAAGCTGGAGAATCACTAGGATTAGTGAAATCTAGTAATTACGAGTTGTTAATTAAACTTAATGAAAAAGCGTTATCTCTAAAAGAAGAGCTAAAATGGTTGTCAACAGTAATGGCCGTTGACGGGGTACAAGTATGTACTCCTTTAGGAGTTGAGCGAGTAAGAAAGTTTGAATTAGAATTGAAAGAAGTTCAATCAATTCTACACACAACATCAAACACAACTCTTAAAAATAATGCAATTTATTCAACATGTCAACAAATTAATGTTGAAGCTTCTAAACTAATTGTCCTAGCAGAACAGTTGCAAAGACAAAAGGTTCGAGTTAAACCAGTTGGAGTCTGTTTTCACGGAACAACAGAATTGGGAAAAACTCAACTTTACCAAGCACTTATCGATAAGATAAAGAAATATTTTAGAGATAAAATGATAACAAACCTTGGTAATGTTGAAAATTGGCAGACATGGTATGTTCAATGGCGAGACGAGTATGATACTGGATATTTTGGTCAGGAAATTATGTACGTTGATGATGCTTTTCAAGATAAGTCTTGTAAAGATCATTTAATGTATTATGGTTTTATTTCCAATGGTCCGATAGGAATGGTGATGGCTAGAGAATCAGAAAAAGGGCGACCTTTTAATGGTAAACTAGTTATAACTAGTACTAACAAATTACCTACTCAAAGTCTTACTGTCAATGACATATCAGCTTTGCACACACGTTTTCCAATTACAGTTCATGTTGAAAAGAAAAAGATGTTTTCAACTAAATATGACCCGGAATTTTCACATCTAACTTTTAAGATGTGTCATATGCGAGAAGCAGTTGCAGATCCAAATGCTGGTGATGAGATTAGTTTAAATGAAATAGCAGAAAATATTGCAGAACAACTAATAATAAACCATGAATTTTGGTGTGATGTTATGAAGGCTCACTATCCCACGATAGATTTGAGAACAGAGCCTGATGACGTTATCTACTATAATCCACCCGAGGGTTTTGAAGATGAAGAGGATTTAGAAATATTACCTGCGATAATGGAAGAAGATGAAGAAGATATTCCGATTCCGGAGCCAGAACCACAAGTAGTTCAGAATCCTATTCAAGAAATAGAACCTCAAGAAGAGCAAGTACAAATTCAAGGTCCCGCTCAACGAATGCCTTATGTAAGAGTTGGGATGGGAAATGGTTTAGATGCCATACAGAGACAGATTTTAGAATCATTACTAAGATCTTTCGATAATCCTGTATTAGAGGATCCTCTGTTGTTAGGTAATTGGGTAAAATCGATTACTAGACGTGCAGATGGAAAATCAGGATACTGGGTTATAATCAATGAAAGACCTTCTGCTTTTGACTTTATTCTATCTTTAGGTGCTTATGATATGCCTGATACTCCAGAATTTAAAACTGAGCTTTCACAAACTGGTTTCGTGAAAGTATCTCATTTGGAGACAGAGTATGTTTGGAGTCCATATTTTATGGGCGGAGCACAGCTATTGTTAGTTCATGATGAAGTGAGAGTCATTTTAGTACATTCTCTAATACCACGGTGGAAGAGATATGTTTTAAAGAAATGGTCAGATATTCGGATACTGTGGAGCGGAGAACGAACTAGAAGGGCAATGCAGCGTTTCTTAGTTGGAAGAATAGCAATTCAATTAATTCCAGAAGCGATGCATATACCAGCGGGGTTGATGGCCAACAATTGGTTAGTTTTACTACCCAATTTTATGCCAGTAAATCGTTTTTACAATCACATTATTATATGTGAACGAATGTCAGATAGGTGGTTTGAATTCTTAACAACGAGTTTAGAAAACCTTAAGAATATTGTGAATCAATCTTTAATTCGAGTTTTAGAATTAATAGGGGTTGATATAACACCATTCATTAATGAAGTTTGTAAAACGATAACAGAAGTAGCAATACAAAGTCTGGTATTAATTATTACTCTATTGTTGCTTTATGCAATTTATAGATTAATAGTTTCTTTCTTACCCAAGAAAGAAATCTTAACTGAGCATTCGCCTAGAACAACGAATAAGCCAGCTAAGAAATTTACTTTATCCAATAAGAGGGTGCAATTAAGAAATTATGTAGATGATGAAAATTGTACTAAAGATGAAGTGGATAATTATACAGTTATTCATGATGGAAAAAGTAAAGAAACCTTTGAGAACAAAGATTATATAGATATGATCTTTGAAGTATACTCTCAAGGAGAAGGGATAACTATGACTGGAGAATTAGTTAAACCTTATAACAGTTGTTATAGAGTTCTTGTATCAGATGTTTCGGATACTCCAACTACGGGGATATCTGCAATTAAAAAATACAAATTAGATCCTATAACAAAAGTTCTTCTAATATCTGTAGACTTAAACGGTGAGTCTACTGAAGAAATAAAAGATCTCCTCGATTCAATGTTGGAGAGATATAAAGAGTTAACACCTCATGACTATGAGGTCTTTTTCACGATAAGTAAAGAAGATCAGCTTAATGGAAATGATAATTACTTCTTACGACTTGATTTCATATATCGAAATAGAATGCAGGGCGGTAGTGTTGTAAATTACGTCAAGAAGTTAGTCAATTCAAAGAGCAGTGAGAAAGATGATTTCAATGGTGATAAAAAGAAAACCAATGAAACAGTTGATTCGATTCTTCATTTAGGAGAACAAGCTGGGTTAACAACCCATCGTACAGTAAAAACAAAACATTCTGTACTTATATCTAAATTGCCGATTAGTGATTTAGACAGTCCTAGACTTGGGGACAGATCACTAGGAGTTGGAAGTGGTAGCTATATTTATTTTAATGAACATATGGCTCAGATGAATCAGATTATCAGATTCTGGCACACTTCTATGTATTCTAGTGACACAGGTGATTACCAACTTGCAAAAGTTATTACAGTTGATCACTTAAGAGATTTAGCAAAAGCTAAAATCTTATCAAGAGAAGAAGCAATGGTAATGATAGGCAGTCAATGTCGGTTATTGCGTATGGCCTCTGTTAAAAAAGTTTTTCCAGATTTAAGAAATCAACTTTATGATTTGGAAACTTTTCTAACAATCTCTAAAGGATGTGCTGTTATGGTACATCTACCCAAAAACGCGATTGATGTTCCTGGTTATGCTAGGGATCAAGGAGTCGCGACCTACAATTTAGATGACAAGAATCAAGTCAAAGTAAGTCATTATTTAAAAATTGATAGGATATCTCAAAACGCAGGATTGAGCGTTCCGGGTGATTGCGGAGGAGTCATAACGAATATTTCAGATCGTTACGTTAATAAAATGATGGGCTTCTTTTCAGCAGGAAGCACACAATATTGGTATGGAACTTATTTAGTTCAAGAAGATATTATTGACGGAATTAATGAATATTCTGAAGTTGATGAATGGCAAAAAATGATCCTGGATGGAAAACCAAAAGACTTACCTCAAGGAAAAGAGTGTCAATTTATAGGGAGACTTATTAAACCAAGTCCTCCTGTATTTAAAACTACACTTTCTCATTGGCATGAAAGTCCTTGGAGTGATGAATTTGAAAAACAAATGGAACCATCGCCTTTATCAGCTAACGATTCTCGCATAACAGCGGAAATAATGAAGAATCAAGAACAACAACCTTCATTATTAATGGAACAAAATTCAAAGATGTGTTGTGAACTTCCAGCAATGGATAAAAATACTCTTAAATTAATTGAAGATCAATATGTTAAAGAGTACGCAGCGAAATTGAGCATTAAGAAAGTTCCATATGATATGGATGAATTACTTCATTTGGCATTAAATGGTGATAAAGATAATACCTATGTCACTACAATTTCCACAAATAAGTCAGCTGGCTTACCGTGGACTTTGACACCAAATATGAAGAAGAACAACTATATCAATGTTAATCCAATAACTGGAGAATTAACATTTAATGATACGGTAGGACAATGTTTGAAAAAACGAATTGTCAAGAAATTGACAGAAGCAAAGTCCGGTCGTAGAATTATAAGCTTTAGTAATTCTAAAGTTAAAGATGCACTCGTGAAGTTAAAACACGTTCCAATCGGAAAAGTGAGAGTGTACCACTGTATAGCAGTTGATAAAATAATTTCAGATTCAGCTTTATTTGGAAATTTTAAAGAAGCGTTTATGAAGCAATTTGTCAATATGAATCATGCAGTTGGTGCAGATCCACATACTTTTGATTGGAATGTTATAGCAGAGAAGATGAAGACACATCCAAATTACTTTGATGTTGATTTTGAAAATTATGATAAATACTTACATGGTGAGTTAATGCAAACAGTTTTTAATATCATTAGACGAGTGATTCAAGTGAATGCACCAGATGAATGGGATGTAGCTAGATCTATCTTAGCTGAAGAGAGTATCGAAACTTATGTAGTTGATTACGACACTGTTTATAAGACAAAACGCGGAAATAAAAGTGGAGAATTTTTAACAACAATAGTCAATTGCATAGCGAATGATATTTTATCATTTTACGTTTGGATAAAATCAACTAAAAATACTG